GCCCCCACATAAGTGGTGTGATTGCTGCCAAGGCTGGAGACTACTAGGAAGGTACTCGCTCGTTAATTCGAGATTTACTATCCTGACCTGGACCCGGTACTGGTCCTATACAACCCAAGTATTAACATTTTTATAACCGAAACAACCTGGTGGCCATCCATGGTTGGTAGGGGGGGTTTTTAGTTTTTAATTAGCTATGTACGATGGGTGGTCGTATATAGCCCTCTGTATTACACGTATTGTTTTTATAAAGGTATGGCTTGTCCGTTTTGTTGCGGAAGCACCACTTGCACTCCTATTAACGCAGCTTTGTAGATAGGGCCTGCGGTCCCTAGCCAGAGTGTATTGGTGGTGACACGTTTATGCAAGTCCATACACGGCGTTCTCAATAACAGGAACAATCTCCATCTTGTAACTGGTGGCACCCTCAGGGAAAGGGGTGGGTACGAATTCAATCGTGTCCCCAGGCCCAGAGGTGTACCAGACAATAACTTTGTTGGAATTGCTGGCGGTGGTGAACAACGTGTTGTTCACCGTACCACCATCGCTAATTGAGGTTATGGTGCCGTCTGTGCTCCAGCTCACCTGGTACTTGCCAGGCGACCTCTGTGTCAACAGATTGTTTTCAATGGTGAATGGAGTGGAACCGGATGTGGCAGTAGTCCCTGCGAAGACACCAGTATAAATACTGTATGCCCCGCGCTGCAGGTAAGTCTGGGTCGCGTTGGGTTGCGGTTTACGCAGCTCAACTCGGTAACGCACAAGTACCAGCCCGAGGTTCACATTGTCCACGGCGAAGTGGATAATACCTGGACTGTATAGCCGCGCGTCACCGGTGACCCCAGTTTTCAACCATGCAGATTGTTTGGGAGTAATGACACAAGGGCTCCATATAGCCGACACACAGTGGTCAGCAGTGTTGAGGTAGTCATCAGCCTGGGTGATACCGTAACCACTGTTGTCGGACGGATCATAGTCAAATGCTAGCATAACGCGACCAGATGTGGTGGCTGGACACGTAGGCACCCACCCAATCTCATACTGCACGCGGTATTCCTCAAACCCTGCTGCCATAGGTGATAACCACTTAAAAGTGTCACTGTTGACAATGACGTGGTTTGCACCATTCTGAACCGGTAACGGTTCGGTGTGCTCAATGCAAATTCCTCCAGCCACGTTAGTGTACTTGGGTGTTCTCCCCTGGATTTGCAATGATTTGGCTAGCGGCGCAACATAAGTGCGCATTTCCTGCTTAGCTCCACTGTTTCCATTCATCTTGAAGGCACTGGCCACACCATTGTGCAGCCATTGGCTAGTTGGTTGTCCACCACGCCCACGCTGTTTCACAGCAGTCGTGATCGCCTGGATCAATTCATTACTAGCAGCACGCCGTGCTTTCGTTTTCTGTGAACCCTTATTTGAGTTCATCATCTTTCTCTTTTTATATTTCTAATATTATCCAATTGTCTATCAAAAATACCCATGCCTTTACGGCAAGCAGGTAGTTAACAACGCAGTGTCGTTAATCACACTGTCACCCACTACTGTCGGATCCAGGATGTAGTTTCTGAGATGCTCCTCTATCGCCACCTGCTCATCAGGGGTGATGTCCCACGCCTCAAACACCTGAACGCGAGTCCAGGCATCAGGCTCACGGTAATGCTCAGCCATGCCCTTAGACATCAACTTCATTCCGGTTGCAAACGTGGGGTCATCCATCATCTTACTACTACGCATACAGCCAATGCGCTGATATGCCTGGTAGAAGTCCTGCAGCACTGGCACACCACCAGTCAACCACAAACCTCCAGTACCGACAGCGGTGCACCACTTCTCGCGGTGCACGCTATTAGTGAGTGGGTGCACTGTCATGGTATCCTTACGAAGAGATGATGGGATGTTACGCACCATGCGGCACGACTCACCAATTTCAATGGGGTGCATTTGACAGAACTCTATCTGGTGCAACTCATAAACCGGTGATTCCGCAACCATACGAAACCCCATCTCGATGAACCATGCGTCCAAACCTTTGTTGAACCGAGCCATGTCCACCTTCTCCATGATAACCACGCAGTCATCCCCGTTGTTAACCAATTTGACATGCACACCACGACTACGTGCGTATGCATAAACCATAGCACACATCAAAAGGCAGTTGCCTAAGCCTGTGTTCATGTCGCCACTGAACCGCTTGCCGGTTACAGAGTACTTGAGCTTCCCATCCCCACAGTACCCTGCACCTTTATTGTTCATCTGCCAGCGTAACAACCGTTTTAACTGTTTATCACCCCTAAACAGGTCGGTGTACACGCTATGCTCCCAAGCTAGAGCTGCCGGCGACACATGCATGTCAAATTTGGTGGCGTCTAATCCGATCGCCACCGGGTCGTTGAAGCTTCGCCACTTCCCACGTATTATGGACCCTATTTCCTCCACATTAAACCCCTTCATCACTGTGGGACCATCACGGAACACCTTCCGAATGGCGTCATACAGCTTATGCTCGACAGCCTTGATATACCTGCCTAAACTCAAGTTATAAGCAGGGTCACGAGGTTGTATACAACGAGGGGCTTTCTTGGGATTCACTAGTTCCATCTTAACAAACGCGATAGAGCGAGCGTCATTCCTTGAAAGACCAATTTCGGTTAACTTCCTCATCGCATTCTCGTAGATAGTACGACGCCGACCACAATACGTCTCAACAACCTGTGTCAAGGTAAATTTGGTGGGCTCCTCCATACATCCCAATAGAGATTGCTTGAATTCGTTAAGCCGACCCGCAAACAGAACCTTGTCTACGGGGGGTGGAGTTACGAAGTCTCCATTCACTTCGCAGTAATACATGCGTGTTAATAACGCACACTCCAATGTACCTATGTCTGAGTTGTTCACTCCGAGGTTCAAGTTGCCAGACATCTCCGAAATGGAGAACAACTTTCGGGGCTTGACTGTGTCCTTAGCGTGTCTATCAACGGCCAGTCTTGGCTCACTCAAGTTACTTGAGTGGCTGATACCGTCGATAACGCCAAGGCAACCTCACACCTGACCGCGGACGCGTTCCGCGCCGCGGTTCTTGAACGGGTGCCAGATCTTGCTTGCGAACTCAGACCAAATGGTTTTGGGTGCGGCATCATTCATCTCATGTCGCATCTCCTTAACACCCACACTGGCCATCATTTTTGCTGCAAGCAAATCCTCCTCATCAGGGACAAAAACCCCAGCGATAACGCGCTCAATGACCCTCCGAATGGTGGAAGGTCTGAGACCGTGCTTCGCCATAATGTTGTGTGCCATTCTTCGTACAGCAAGCCTATTTGCTTCTGTAATCTTGGGGCAACCCAACCG